AAAATCTTTTATTATATTTTTTTTGTCAATATTATATTGATTACTAATTAAATTCACATATGTGTATATATTTTCTATTCTCTCTTTTTTTAATATTTTTAATAATAAATTATTCCAAATTGTATTATCTATTATATAAAAATCTAGGTTATCATTTTTTATTACTATGTCTTGATTGGTTTGCATAAAATTTACCATACTTCTTATATCTGATTTATATAATTGTTGAATATTTGAAATTGATTTTTCTGACATATTTAAATTTTCGCATTTTGATATATTTAATAAAAAATTTATTATATCATTTTTAGGTAATTGATTAAAACGTAATTTTATAAATTCATTTTGTAATCCTTCATCTATTTTACTTATATAATTACATATTAAACAAAATCTTACATTATTTGAATAACTTTGTAATAAATATCTTAATGCTTGTTGTGCATTTTTTGTCATATAATCTACTTCATCTAGTATCACAAATTTCATTCCTGTATGGAATAATGGTTTGGAATTTACAAAAAAATTTATATGATTTCTTATTATATCTATTCCTCTCTCATCTGATGCATTTAAATGAATTATTAAATCTTTATTTTTTATATTATATTTAAGTTGATATGCTGTTATTAAATTTATTATAGTTGTTGTTTTTCCAGTTCCAGGAGGACCATATAATAATAAATTGGGGAAATATGATGTATTTATTATATTTTGAAATATTTGTTTATTTAAAGGATCTAAAACTATACTTTCAAAATTTTTTGGTCTATAAAATTCGGCAAAAGGAATACCCGTATTCATTATTTATTATTTAGTATAATTCATATTTTTATATAATTAATTATTTAATTAATTATTAATTATTTTATTTAATTATTAATTATTTAATATAATTGAAATAATATTAAATAATTAATGTATGTTATTATTACTATGATTTCTTCAGTAAATCACGGATTTACTCAAATAAAACAAGATTATCCTAGTGGATATCTTGAATTAATTATTGGACCGATGTTTAGTTCTAAAACTACTACGCTTTTAGAAATTTATAAACAATGTGTTTTTTGTAATATTTCTGTATCTATTATCAATCATACAATTGATAAAAGATATCACGAATCATTTATATCTAGTCATGATAAAATATTTGCACCTTGTTTTCAAGCAACTGCACTTTCTAATATTTGGTATTCAGAAGAAACCAAAATAGAAACAGATTCTACAGATTCTACGGATGTAGAATATAATAAAAATGCTAATATTATATTAAAACAATCTTCGGTTATTTTAATTAATGAAGGACAATTCTTTTCTGATTTATATGAAATTGTTAATGATATGTTAAATAATGGAAAAAAAATTTATGTATGTGGTTTAGATGGAGATTTTAAAAAACAAAAATTCGGACAAATATTAGATTTAATCCCATTATGCGATAAAGTATATAAATTATCATCTCTTTGTTCGGTTTGTAAAAATGGAACTCTTGCTATATTTTCTAAAAGAATTACTAATGAAGTACAACAAACTGTTGTAGGAGGTTCGGATAATTATATAGCAGTTTGTAGAAAATGTTATAATACATAAATATATTTATTATATAAGACAAATATATATTTAAAACTATTTAAATCAAAGTTATATTAATATATATATAAACTGAATGTTAAATAATATCGAGATCGTTAAATATCCTATATTAAAAAAACGTGGGAGAAAATCTAAAAAAGAATTACAATTACTTATAGCAAATAATACTATTATAGATAATGATGATAAAGATAATAAAGATAATAAAGATAATAAAGATGATAAGGATGATAAAGATGATAATAATGATAATAATGATAATGAATTAAATAATCCGCCTATTTTTTTTATTCCTGAAAATAATATAATTGATACGGAGAATGATAACATTATTCCAAAAAAACGAGGACGAAAACCAAAAGGAGGAAAAATTATACAACAAATTGAATCAATTTCTAGTAATGTAGAATCCAAAACAAATGTTATATTACATTTAAAATGTTTAATTAAAGATTTACAATTACCTAGTTCATTAGAACACGATATACAAAGTTTTAATTTTATTAATAATACACAACAACATCAATTAACATATGATTTAATTAATACAGAAAATATTAATTTTAATACAAAGAATAATACAAAACAAAATATTCAAAATAACTGCTCAAATGAGGTAAATTATAATGAAAATACGGATATATCAGAAAATGATGTTAAAGAAGTATGGAAAAAATTAAAAATTTTAGAACATAATTTACATATAAATAATATATGTGATAATAAATCTGCGTGTTTTTGGTGTACATGTGAATTTGATAATCCACCTGTATATATACCAAAATTTTTTCTTAAAAGTACTTATCAAGTATATGGTTGTTTTTGTAGTCCAGAATGTGCTACTGCTTATTTAATGGAAGAAAAAATAGATAATTCTTCTAAATTCGAGAGATATTATTTAATAAATCATATATATTCTAAAATATATAATTATCAGAAAAATATCAAACCTGCTCCGAATCCATATTATATGTTGGATAAATATTATGGAAATTTAAGTATTCAAGAATATAGATCTTTATTAAGAAATGAACGATTATTTTTAATTGTTGATAAACCTTTAACTAGAATTCTTCCAGAATTATTAGAAGAAAATGATGATTTTATTGTTAATAATAAATTAATTCCATCTAATACATATCAACTTAAAAAAAAAATAAAAAAACAAACTAAAAATATAATTTTAAATGAAAATTTTGGATTATTACAATAATATTAATATATTATATTATATGAATTATTCAGGAGAGAAAAAATGGAAGATGAATTCAATTATTAATTTTATAACTGAAAATTTTATTCAATTAATATTATTAATGTTAGTTTTTGTAATAATTTGGTTAGTTGATTATATAGCAAATATTAATATTAAAATATATAATATGCCTTCGCCTATTCCTGGTTTGAGTGTATCATCAAATGCAACAAGTAAGATAATACCAAAGCCGAAATTGAAATTGAAATCGAAATCGAAAAATAAATAAAATAAAATAAATTATACTATTTTTGAAACTAATCCTTTTTGAACTCTATTATTATAATCTTCCATATTTGAATTTAATTTATAACGTAATTGTTTATAAATTTCTTGATTTAGTGAAACAATTTTATTTTCTTCTATTTTATCAGGTATACCTAAATATTTTTTAATAACTAAAACTTCATTATAATTATGTTTTTTTAATTGTAAAATGGCGGTATCTAAAGTATAATCCGTTTGTCTTAAAATTATTTGTATTTTTGTATTTAATTCTTCAGTTTCAATTAAACTAATATTATTCATATATTAATAATTATAATAATTTTTTAAATCATTATAATTATATATTTAAATACTTAATATATATTCAGTATTAAATACTTTTATACTTCAATACTATATATTTAAATACTTTTATATTTAGATATACATATACATTCTAAATATTTTCTTTTTATATAAATATCATACTACTTTATTATCTTTATCTCTCTTTCATTACAATCATCAGATGCTTCATTTAATAACTATATTATTCTTTAATTAATTTTTTATTCTAAAATTAAGAAATAGTTTATATATATAATGACAACAGATTTTTGGTCTAATAATCCTACTATTTTATTTAATAAAGAATATATTTTTGAATTATGGCCTATACCAAATATGTCTTATAATCAAAAATTAAACGCAATTACACGATTAATTATTTTAATTACTATTTCCGGATATATATTAACATCGTCTTTTAAATTATTAATTATCGGCATTTTTACTATATTTATCATTTTTATATTATTTAAAACACATAAAACAAAAATAACTAACACACTTATCAATGAAGGCTTCCAACTTGATAATAATATTGTCGAAAATACACACAATTCATATCTTAATCCTGAAACATTAAATTTTGTATTAAAAAACGAATTTAAAGAAGGAAATCGGAAAAATCCTTTTAGCAATGTTTTATTAACACAAATTGTAGATACTCCCGATAGAAAATCGGCACCACCATCATTTAATGTTGATGTTGATGAAAATATTACTAAAAATATTAAACAAGCAGTTCAAATGATGAATCCTACTATTAAAAATACAAATCATCAATTATATGGAGATTTATGGCAAAATTTTGAATTAGATCAATCTAATAGAGCTTTCTTTACTACACCTAATACTAGAATTAATAATGATCAGTCCGCATTTGCTGAATTCTTATATAATAATCTTAAATATTCCGCAAAAGAATCTACCCCTGAAGGAGCCATCGCAAGAGTACAAGATAATTATAGATATACTTTATATTAATTTTTTATATTTAGTAAAATATTTTAATTTAATAATGTATATTATTATATATAAATGGCAAGCGTATCTAGTTATACTTTTGATAATATGTCTCGAATAGGATTAGATTCTTGTTATAAATCACAAACTGATATTCAAAATGTCGCTTCTTGTAATTATAATACTCAAAATTATTTCGCTTCTGATTGTTCTATGAAAAATCCCATTTCTTTAGCCACATCACAACCCGGTATTATGTATAATGGCGGATATAATGTCGGCGCTGGAGGATGTAATATTAATAGCAATTCTGAATTAATGATCGGCACTATTCAAACTCACCCTAGATGTCGTATCGATTTATTCCATCGACCATTTGCTACTGTTCCTTTCCTCGGTAGAGGTTCTGTTAATCCTGTTGTTGAATCACAAATTCTACAAGGAGAACAATTAGTTAATAAACGTAGTATTAATAAATTAAGCGAACAAAGTTATATTAAATATCATCAAACACCTCTTTTACCGTCTGTACAAGAAAAAATTAATAACCCTGCTAATAAAATCGAAAATGTCGCTTCTGATGGATGGATACGTGGAGGAGTACCATCTCGTGAATTAACACGTGATGCTGATTATTTTAATAAACATTCTACTTATCAATATGTTTAATCTTTTTTTTTATTATATATTAATTTATTATATGTATAATACAGATATTATTTGCACATATAATACATCTAATATATTTCTTGATACTGATGATATCACTGAAGATGATAAACATTTTATTAGAAATACTATTTATCGACAAGAATTATTAAATATATTTAATCTTATCGAATTTTCTGATGAGGATTTCTTAAAAGTAATTGAAGAATTATATCTACAAATTAAATTATCTACTCAATTACAATTCTATATCATTCAATTGTCCAATCTATATATGACTAATGATTCTATATTTGGATTAATGATTCTATATTCTTTTGATTATTTATATTTAACTCACATTTGTGTCTCAGAGTTTTTACTAAAAGGACACGTTTCTCAAACTAATATACAACAATTAGATAATATATTAAATTTATAACATTTTTATAATATATTAAATAATATTTAATTTATTATACAAATCTTATAATTAGATAATATTCTTAATTTATAATATTTATTTAAATATAATATGGCTTCTACCCGTAATATTAATACTCTTGGAAATTATGATTTAGAACAACAACAATATAGACAATTTGAACAATATACATTATACACTAATTCACAATACGGTGCAGCATATAATACTAATTTACCTGGAAATGGATTATTACCCGCACAAATACCTTGGAATAAATTATCTTATAATCCTGCTGATACTGAATCCTTCTTGTTTGGAATTAATTCTACTAATTTAATTCAACCTATGCCTTGTTTTGTTCCTGAAAGTATTTCATTAAATTCTACTAATATTTATAATAATTCTACTATTTATATACCAGAACCTTTTGTTATTGAAAAAAAACAAAGACCTTTCCCTGTATAAAATACAAAATACAACTTTATTTAATAAATTAAATACAATTTTATTTATTAATATTCTGGAGTATGTTTTTTAAATAAACAACCTTGAGGTATTATACCTTTTATGTCATTTGTTATTATCGCTGGATTTTGATTATTACAATCTGACATCCAAATTTTTATTATACAAAAACTTTTTTTTGGTGAAATTGTTATACCTGTCACACTATTCACAAAATTCAAATTCTTACTAATTGAATCACCTACTATCATATATGTTAATTCTTTCCAAACTGTATATACTGTTTTATTCGAAATCTTATATGAAAAACAACCACCACTTCTATTTTTTGGATCTTCCCATGTTGGTTTTATTCCTTCTCTCATTAAAAATAACATACAATTCTCTATTAATATTGATGGAAGTGTTTCAGTTACTGCGATCGTATCTTCAATTGTAGCAAATTTACCTATTTTTATATAACTTTTTATACTCCAATCTGAATTGTGAGGTAAATGACCCCAAAGAACCCAACTTGAAGTTAAATTATGAAATAAATCTATCGTTGACGATGATTCTGCTGTTGTTTCCATTTTATTCTTTTCGGATAACATTCTTATTTATTATTTCATTTTTGTTTTAAATTGTTTTAAAATAATATTATCTTAATACTTTTTACTTATTTATTTTATATTTATCCTTTAATATTTTTAAATATTCATTCTTATTCAAATCTATTTCTAATACATTCACATCTTCATCTATTATCTTTAATATCACTCTTTTTTCATTTATATTTTCATTATTTATTGTATTATTATATAAATTATTCTTCAAATAATATAGACAAAAATTCTTATCAATTATATTATCCACTATATAATAATTATATTGTTCCGTACTTAAATATATTCTATATATATTTTCATCTATTATTAATTCTATTAATAATAAATGCACATTCGATATTTCATATTTATACATTTGTGGTATTGATTTCAATATTACTTTATTTATACGATTATCATAATTGTTTATATCTGAAAATATAAAAAAACTTAAATCATTACAACACGATAAATATACATTATTATTTTTACTAAAATTTAATAATACATCTCCATTTGTTATATATTCTATCTCTCTTATTCTTTTATAATATCTATAAATATTATTTATATTCATCTTTAATTTTTTATATAATTCACTATTTCTTATTATTTTCATTACTATATTATATTTTATTTGGAAATTACTATATATATATATCACGTGTAATGAACTATTTATTATATAATTATTATTTAGATTTTTAAAATAATTCATTATTTTATTAAATATCATTTATAATTAATTATTAATTTATTACTTTAAATTCTTTTGTTATATATATAATGAGTCAAAAAGATGAACATAGTTATGAACCAAATTATCATTTACAACAATTAAGACAATTAATTAAAGATTTAGCAGAATTAAAAAAAAGTTCAAAAAGAACTGCCGCAAAAGCAATTTCATCAATGAAACATATTACAAGAATGGTATGTAGTAATAATTATATACAAATGAGAGGTGTTTGTAATTATGAAAATATAAAAAAATGCATTTTATCAAATAATACATCTCCTAGAATGAATTTTGCTCGAGGAATGAGTGGTGATGAGATTACAGGGGAATTTGCTCATATACGAGATCATGTAACACCCACCATAGAATTAGAAGAGTATTATGATAGAGAAATAGAACAAATAGAGGAAACTATAGAACAAATTAAATTGGTTGTACGTGAATTAAAAATAGCACCTGGTGGTGTTGAATATAAAAAAGCAAAAGAAAGATTCGATGAATCGGTAGCTGATTTTAAAAAATTACAAAATGAAGTACCTCTTCGTTCTCGTTCTCGTTCTCGTTCTAGATCTATTTCTCGTTCAAGAACACAACAATCACGGTCTAATGATAGGTTTTCTAGAACTAGATCTAGATCTAGATCTCGTGATAGACGTTCTCGTTCTCGTTCTCGTTCAAGGTCTAAATCTCCAAAACAAGGAACTAAACCAGCACCTGATTGGAAATAATAATACTTTTATTATTATACTAATTATACTAAATTTGGATTAGGAATAATTAAATTGGGAGATTTATAATATACTGGATTTGTTATATTATACTGCGGATCGTAAATTATTATATTTCCTGAAGCATCTTTATTTATTCCATTTGATGAAGATCCATTTATTTTTCCAGTGGTTGCATTTAAACCAAATATAAATAATAACATACTTACTATTACTGTCATTAACATAAATGGTATTAAAACAATTAACCATGATACTACTGTTAAATTCCTTTGACATAATATATTTAATAATAATGTTACCATTATTGTTACTATTACTTTCATAAAAGCAGTATTATATTCTTTTTTTAATACATCTATTATTATTTGAGTTATTGAAAATATTAAATAAATTATTGCTGGAGCACATAATTTTATCATTTATATAATATTTTATTATATTTATATTATATAAATATAATGAGTCAAAAAGATGAAAATAGAAATGAATATTTTACACCTTTAGAAAAATTAAGAAAAGCAATTAAAGATCTAGAAGATACTAAAAAAAGTAGAGAATATGAAGATTGTTTAAATCGTATTAATGCTGTTGAAAAAGAAAGTGGTCTAGATTATCCAGAATTAGAACGGTTTGTTCGTAGAATGACACATCCTATGGTGAGACATCACAATCCTTATTTTGAACCTTTTGATCCTGAACTGGGTAATGATAATATAAATTACGTAAAAAGTTTGATACCCCGTGGTAAAGATACGAATACAGTACTTAGAAATTATATTAAACAAGTTGAAAATATAGATAGATGTCAAACTATACAAAGAGACGAAATAAGAAGAAAAGTAAATAGAATTAAAATAGCAGTACGTGCGTTAAAAGAAGATAAAAAATACGTTGTTGGTGGTATTGAATATCTACGAGCAAAAAAAAGATTTGAAGATATGCAACAAGAATTTGAAGATATGCAACAAGAATTAGATTTACCTGATTTACCCTCATTTCCAACATTATCAAGACATACACATACAGTAAAACGTTCAAGATCTCCACGTTCGAAATCTCGTTCTAAATCTAGATCAAGATCAAGGTCTCGTGATAGACGTTCTAGGTCTCGTTCTCGTTCTAAATCTCCAAAACAAGGAACTAAACCAGCACCTAATTGGAAATAATAAGTATTTAAATATTAGACACCTCTTTAAAATATTTTCCACATCTTGTAAAAAATAAATGCAATTGAGTTGAATCTGAACCAGTTATTATATCATCTGGAATATATGTATTATTTCCTTTTTTATAACATATTATAGCTGGAATACCATTCACCATTTTTTTGGATTTTAAAAATGAATAAAAATTAAAAGATTTATCTATATCTATATCTCCACATATTACTTTTTCTGGTGATGATGCAAAAAATCCATCTACAGCATTTTTTATTGTTTTACACGGTCCACACCATTCAGCACCTAATTTTAAAACAATTAATCCCTGATTATGTGATAACAAAGTAAAAAAAGCTTCTCTATTAGCTATTTCACTAATAATTTGTTTTGACATTATATAATTAAATATAAAAATTAATTATATAATTTGACTAATATTTTATATAATTTGACTAATATTTTTAACATTATATAATTTGACTAATATTTTTAATTATTTAATGATTACTACATTTTTTGCGATTTTTTTAATAACTTTATTATCATTATTATAATCTTCGGAGTTTCCTATAGATTCAACCATTATTTTATAATATTCATCAGAAATAGTTGAATTACTTTTATTGTAATCTGGATGTTTTACTTTAAATTCTGGTAATAATCTCGAACTTTTATTAGCTACGCTTTTGATTGCTTTTCTTATTTTTTTTTTATCATTATTTTCTTTTTCCCATTTATTTTCATCTTTAACATACATTACTTCTCTCTTTGAATCGCTACAATGAAGAGGTCTTTTATTAACTTCTAAAGCTTTTAAATTTTTAATTATAATATTGGAAATACCTTCTACATATCCTAATTTTCCTACACTTTCTAAATCAGATAATTGTAATTTGAGAGAATCTACAAATTCCATAATATTCATTGCATCTTTACATGTTTCATTTAAAAACACATTTAAATTAAATATTTTATTATTGGAATTTATATTATTAGTATTATTAATATTAATATTATTAGTATTATTTTTTTTAGATATTTCAATTAATTGATTATGTAATTCATTATTTTGATGTAAAAGAGAGATAATTAAATCTTTTTCATTAATAGTTTCATTAATATTAATATTTGGACATTTATTGATATTTGGACATTTATTCATATTATCATTACATTTATTGATAAGTAGACATTTTTTTTTATGTATAAATAATCCCTGACGATATTTATATTGTTTTCCACATTCACAAATGTAATATTTAGGTTTATTTAGTTGGGGTAATTTATCGTCATTTGTCATCATTTGATGTTTTTGTGTCATTAAATGTCTATTATAATCTTTTTTATTTGATGTGTTAAAGTGACAATTATTGCAATAATATTTCAATTGAGGTATTTTAATTAAAGGTGTCATCATATAAATAATAACATATTTTACCCTTAAATTCTTATTTTTTAATAATATATTTTTTTTTATTTTTTTATCATAACATTTTTATTTTATTTTATTTATCTCTCTTACCTTAAAAATATTTATGCAGTAAAAAATATTTTTTTTCAAGACTTTTTTTCAAAAATAAAATTGGACATTTATTTTTGTCCATTTTTAATTTTCGGAAAAAACTTTTGAAAAAAATAAATAAAATTTTCTTTTTAAAGCTATATTTTTAAAATATACTTAAAGAAAATTATAATATATATATTTTAAATCTATTTAAAGAAATTGAAAGATTTTCTTTAAATTCAAAAACAATATAATATAATATATTATTTGGTTTAATTAATGATTTTTAAAGGATAAATGTATGATAATTAAAATATATTTTATGACGATAATTAAAATATAAATAATGTCATTAAAATAGTTATTAATGTCATTAATTAAATAGTGACATTAATTACCCAAACTATTTTTGTCCATTTTTTTATTTTTTTATCATAACAAAAATATTAATTTTATTTTAGTGTCCTTACCTTAAAAATATTTATGCAGTAAAAAATATTTTTTTTCAAGACTTTTTTTCAAAAATAAAATTGGACATTTATTTTTGTCCATTTTCATTTTTCGGAAAAAACTTTTGAAATAAATAAATCAAATTTTCTTTTTAAAGCTATATTTTTTTAATCTATTTAAAGAAAATAATAAGAAAATAAAAGATATATTTTAAACATATTTAAAGAAAATAATATATATTTCTTTAATCTACTTAAAGAAATATATTAGGAGAGAGAGAAATAATTTAACTATTTAACTATTTTTTTTACAATTTCTTCTAATTCATTTATATTTATATAAGGCAATTTAACATGTGATTCCCAAAAATATCGACAATAAGCCCATATAAATTCACATTCCGTATTATACCATTCACTATGATATTTTAATAAATAATTATTTAAATCTTTTGGTAATAAATATAAACTTTGCTTTGGTAATACATAACATAATTGAACTAATTCTGAAACTGGATTTGCTATACTATTTGTTATTAATTCAGTATTTAAATTTGGAATATATTTAATTAAATCACATAATAAAGGAGGATAATTATATTTATAACACCATTTCCAATCAGGACAACCTGTAGTATAATATTTAAAAGTCCATTCAAGACCTTCAAGATAATTCATACATATTTGTTTTTTATTTGTTTCATTAATATCAATATTAAATAATACTTTATAATATCTTACTTGCCAATTAGTCTTATATGGATTTATATATTTTTCTAAGTTACGATCATACATAGGTAATAATTCAAATTTTTTATATTTTTCTTCAGGTGTGTCATCAGGTAATATATATTTAGATTTTTTATCACGTAATTTAGTTTCTAATTTAAAAAATTCTTCTTCGTTAATAACTAAATGTTGAATCAATGATTTTAAATTAATCCAATTTATTTTTAAATTATCTGTTAAATTATTATTGCTAGTATTACCAATAGTTAATTTATATGCATTAATCATTTTATCTATACCTCCTGTTCTAATATTAATTGAAGGGAAATGAGGCATAAAATCATTTCCAAGAAAAAAACATAATATGATATAATCATAAATACTTTTATGTTCTATATCAGTTGTTAATTTATTATTATTATTCATATCAAATGTAATAATTTTAGAGAATTCTGGAATATTTAATAAATAATTTTCATTTGGTTCAAGTTCTGAATTTAAAGATTTTATGAAATAAGGTGTTTCTCTAAAAAGATAAATATTTGTAGATATAGGTAAATGAACCATTGATAACATAATTAAATCTGCATCTAACCCATAAATAATTGTATTGAATTTTAAATGTTCTTCAGGGAATTTCCGAATATATTCAAATAATTTATGTTCTCCTTCACCATATTTATCACTCCCTGATACAAAAATGGATTTAACATTATATTTATCAGGATTATTATATTTTAAATAAATTACTTGATTTAATTTTTGCATAAAAATAGTTCCTGGAGTAATAGTTGTAGTATTCCAAGGATCAATAGTAGTATCCTTAAAAATCGACCGTGATATTTTATTTTGATAAATAGACTTATATCGTCTGGATCGTTGTTGTTCAAGTTTAGCAATAGGAGCGACACCATCAAATGCGATATATATATTATTATTAGGTTTAAGTAATAAAATATATTCATCAATTTTAGAACAAACATTATTAATTATAGTTTCAGTTTCAGAACTCATTATTAGAGAAAAATCTATTTTTGAAACGATATCATAAATAATAGAATTACAATCCATATATAAATTATGGATTGGAAGATTTGAAAAACTTAATTTTGTAATAATATTTGAATGATTTTTAACAATATATGAAAAATAACTAGGAATTCCCATATTTATTTAATATACTATAACTTAAATAATGTTTAATATTATTTAAGTTATTTATATAATATAATTACATTATAAATAAATGAATAATTTAAAAGAAAAAGAAAGACTAAAACAGCTTAAAGAAAAAGAAAAACAGAAAGAACAACTACTGAAACAAAAAGAAAAAGAAAAACTACTTAAAGAAAAAGAAAAACAACAACAATTGAAACAGAAAGAAAAAGAAAAACATCTTAAAGAAAAAGAAAAAGAAAAACTACTTAAAGAAAAAGAAAAACAACAACTACTTAAAGAAAAAGAAAAACAACAACAATTGAAACAGAAAGAAAAAGAAAAACATCTTAAAGAAAAACAGAAAGAACAACAATTAAAACAAAAACAGAAAGAACAACAACTTAAAGAAAAACAACAACAAAAACAAAATAAAACATTAAAAATAAAACCAATTAAAAAAAATAAAACATTAAAAATTATAACAAAAATTATAAAAAATATACTAAATGTAGATAATGTAGATAATAATTCTAATAATGTTAATGTTGAAGTTGATCAATTATTAAAACAATGTTTAGATTCTGAATTATGTTTAGCATTTGGAATTCAAGCTACACAAATTAAACAATTATTTAATAATTTTAAAGATTTAAAATATATTGAACCACCAATTCAAAGAATCGGAGAACCTTCTTCTAATGGATTTGTTAATAAAATAAAATTCTCTCGTGATGATTATGAAGTTTATGTTATTTTAAAATCATCTGCTACACAAAATAGTGATAATTTATATTATGAATATTTAATTGGGTTAGAAATTAATAAATGGATACAAATATACCCAACATTTGTAGATACTTATGGTATATTTTTATATACATCTAATACAAATTGGAATTATGCAAAAAATAATAAAATAATAAATAAAAATGTATTCTTAAATAGTTTAATAGAATTACCAAATCCTACTTTTGCGAATTCTTGTTTAAAATCTAAATATCTAGCTATAATGATACAAAATTTAAGAAATTCTAATACTATATCATCAGTAATAAATAATACTGAACCAACACAATTAATATATTTTATTATATATGATTTACCATATATACTTTTTCAAATTTATTCCACATTATCTTCAATGTCGTTAAATTTTACTCATTATGATTTACACTTAGGTAACGTTCTTCTTTATCAACCTTTAAAAGATTCATATATAACTTATCATTATCATTTAAAAGATGAAATATTACAATTTAATAGTCATTATATGGCTAAAATTATAGATTATGGAAGATCATATTTTAAAGAAACTACCGCTAGAATTTGTACAGAAATTAGCAAAGAATGTAAAAAAGAAGTAAATGTTGGATATGATACAGTATGTCATCCTCCAAAAAATAATAATATAAATGAAGATTTATATCTTTTAACTAATCTTTTATTAAAAAATGGAAGTCAAATACAAATAGTAAATCCAGAATTATTTAACATATTAAATAAAGTTATTTATAATTTAAATGGTATGATGATAAATCATAATATATCAGGATTACCTTCGAATATTAATAATGTGAATGATGCATTTATAATTTTAGCACAATATGTAAAAACGAATTCAAATTTAAAAGTTAATATATTTAATTATAAATTGGGAGATTTACATGTATATTTAAATGATAAAACCCCTATGCAATTTATAAAAAATAATAAAATTTGAGGGAACTACAAATGTAATATTATATTATATTATTATATAATATAATGAATAACAATTTAAAAGAAAAAGAAAGACTTAAACTACTTAAACAAAAAGAAAAAGAAGATAAACAAAAAGAAAAAGAAGATAAACAAAAAGAAAAAGAAAGACTTAAACTACTTAAAAAAAAGAAAACTTTAAAAATCAAACCAATCAAACCATCAAAAAAAAAGAAAACTCTAAAAATCAAATTAACCAAAAAAAATAAAACTCTAAAAAAAATACCAATTATACCTCCAAAAACTATAATTATACCTCCAAAAATACCTCTAAAAACTACAATTATACCTCCAAAAATACCTCCAAAATCTACAATTATACCTCCAAAATCTACAAATGTTAATATGACAGAATTATTAAAACAATGTTTAGATTCTGAATTATGCTTAGCATTTGGAATTCAAGCTACACAAATTAAACAATTATTTAATAATTTTAAAGATTTAAAATATATTGAACCTCCAATTCAAAGAATCGGAGAACCTTCTTCTAATGGATTTGTTAATAAAATGAAATTTTCTCGTGATAAATATGATGTTTATGTTATTTTAAAATCATCTGCTGCACAAAAAAGTGATAATTTGTATTATGAATATTTAATTGGATTAGAAATTAATAATTGGATACAAATATATCCAACATTTGTAGATACATATGGTATATATTTATATACATCTAATACAAATTGGAATTATGTTAAAAAAAATAAAATAATAAATAAAAATGTATTCTTAAATAGTTTAATAGAATTACCAAGTCCTACTTTTAAAAAATCTTGTTTAGATTCTAAATATCTAGCTATAATGATACAAAATTTGAGAAATTCTAATAGTATATCATCTTTACTGGAAAACAAAAATAATACAGAACTTATACAATTTATACAATTTAATTTACCATATATACTTTTTCAAATTTATTCTACTTTATCTTCAATGTCATTAAATTTTACTCATTATGATTTACATACAGGTAATGTTCTTCTTTATCAACCTTTAAAAGATTCATATATAACTTATCATTATCATTTAAAAGATAATAAAATAATAAAATTTAATAGTTATTATATGGCTAAAATTATAGATTATGGAAGATCATATTTTAAAGAAAAAACTGCTGAAATTTATAAAGAAATTTGTAAAGAATGTACAAAATGTGGAGAGAAATCTGGATATGGTTGGGTAAATAATGAGAAACCCTCTTCAAGTAATTCTTATCTTAATGCAAATTATAATAATATTAGTCACGATTTACGTTTATTAAATATGCTAAAAAGTTATGAATCTGTAAAAATAGTAAATCCTCAATTATACAAATTATTAGAGAAAGTAATTTATCTTGGTACATATGGTACAATGGAAATAAAATCATCCGGATTACCGAATAAGATTAGTAATGTGAATGATGCCTTTATAGAATTAACTGAATTTGTAGAAACACACTCAAATATGAATAATCCAATATTTAAACATAAACTAGGAGATTTACATATATATTTAAATTCTAAAACACCATTGAACTTTATAAAAAATATATAATTCTAATATAATCAAGTAAAATAATATTTATTTATATATTAATAAATAAATATATAATATATATAAATGGAATTAAGTAAAAATATAAAAAATACTATTAAAATTAATGATGTATTAATTTTAGTTGAACAAAAAATAATATTTTTTCAAGATGTGATTCAAAAAACGATTATACATGTTCAAAAAAATAGTTTTTTTGATATATTAAATATTAATGAAGTTACAACATGTATTGAAAAATTTGAAGAACTAAATATAAAAATAGAAGAAATAACAATTTTATTAAATAATACAAATAATGATATAAAAAATAATAATAATAAAAATAATAATACAAATAATAATAATTTAATAAATAATTTACAAATAATAAATAATGATTTATCGTGTTTATTAAAAATATATGGTACAAATAGTTTAGAAGATTTATTAATGATATGTTTTGGAAACAATAATAAATTTATAACAGAATTAGAATTAGATAAATTAGATCTTTTAAAAAAGTATTTTCATCCAATTAGTTATAAATTTATAAATAAAAAAGATAAAAATAATACTAATGAAATAAGTATAAATGCGTCATTAAATTTATATTGTTATGATGTAAGTTTAAATTATAAGCAATTTCATATGAAAGTATTTGGAATGAAATTATATATTTATAATATAGTTTTAAAAACGAGTTTAATAATTTATGGGATTGTTGATGACATATTTATTAATTTTGTAAATAACAACTATATTATAGATAAAAAAAAACAAATAAAAAATCAAATATTAAAAAAAGATTTATTAAATCAAGATTTTTTAGATAATTTTATATCATCTTTAAATTTAAAAGATTATTTAATATATGACAAGGAAAATGATATTTATAACAAATATTTAATTTATATAACTCAATATAATATTTTAAAACAAAAACTATTGCCAGATATAATAAAGGAATTTTGTGCATATGAAATGTTTAATAAAAGGAATATGTTAATAACTCTTTTAATTTGTTCTTCAAATTGTGAAAACCAATATTTAGCTTATTTATTATATGATCTTCTTTCAAATAGTTCTAATGAAATGATAGATACAAAAGAACAAATAATAATATTTGATAGTTTTCCATGGTCATTAAAACAATTTTTTAAACAAGCGATGAAAAAAACGATTTATTATACAAATAAATTAAACAATTATGATATAAATAAAATTCCAATTGAACAACAGATTTGTTTATTAAAAACGAGTGATTTAGTAAAAGAAAAAGCAATGATAAAATTAAAAGAAATCAAAACAAAAACAGATGATTCAAATATAAAAGCACGTCAATATTTAGATGGATTATTAAAAATACCTTTTAATATATATAAAAAAGAACCAATCTTAAATTTAATGGATGAAATTAAAAAACAATTTAAATATATATATATCGAAAACAATATAGAAAGCATTATTAATGAAATACCCAATAAAAATAAATATACTAATGTTGAAATATTACAATATATTAAAAAAATACAACAATATTTAAATACTAATAATAGTGAAAATATAGAAAATATCAAAAAATATTGTATGACATGTAATAAAGAAGAATTACAAAAAAATATTATAATAATTAATAATATTATTCAAAAATATAATATTAAAAAAGAATATATAAAATCAAACGCAAAAAATAAAAATCAAATGCAAAAAGAAATAATTGAATTTATAGAAACATATAAAATGAATTCAAATATTGAAATTATAAAAGATATAATAAACTCATTTGTAATTACACAAAATATAAATAGTAATAATATTACAAATAATATAGAATCTTTAAATATTAATATTAATAAATTATCCAATTATATGATAGATGTTAAATCTACATTAGATACTGCTGTATATGGTCACGATAAAGCAAAACAACATATAGAAAAAATAATAAGTCAATGGATTAATGGAGAACAAGATGGTTATTGTTTTGGTTTTGAAGGTCCTCCTGGGGTTGGAAAAACATCATTAGCTAAACGTGGATTATCTGAATTTTTAAAAGATGATAAAGGTGTTAATAGACCATTTTCTATGATACAAATGGGCGGTGAAAGTAATGGTAGTACTCTTCAAGGTCATAATTACACTTATGTAGGTTCTACTTGGGGAACAATTGTTCAAATATTAATTGATACTAAATGTATGAATCCTATTATATTTATTGATGAAGTCGATAAAATTAGTCAAACTGATCACGGTAAAGAAATTATTGGAATATTAACTCATTTATTAGATTCTACTCAAAATGATTGTTTTCAAGATAAGTATTTCACAGGAATTAATTTAGATTTATCTAAAGTTTTATTTATTTTATCATATAATAATCCAGATAATATAGATAAAATATTATTAGATCGTATTCATAGAATACAGTTTAAAAATTTAAATTTAGAAGATAAACTAATTATTAGTCATAAACATATTATTCCAGAAATATGTAAAAAAATGGGATTAGAAAATATGATTTTATTTAATGATACTGTTTTAACATTTATAATTGATGAATATACATTAGAACCCGGTGTAAGAAAATTAAAAGAATTATTATTTGAAATTATTGGAGATATTAATTTAGATATATTAAAAAATATTAATATTAATTATGAATTGCCTATTAAAATTACAATTGATAATATTAAAAATAAGTATTTAAAAGATAAAAAATATATTATTATTCAACCAATTATTAATATCAACACAATTGGACTTATTAATGGAATGTATGCTACATCATATGGAAATGGTGGAACTTTACCTATTCATGCAAAATTCTTTCCATCTAATATTTTTTTAGAATTAAAATTAACTGGATTACAACAAGAAGTTATGCGTGAAAGTATGCACGTATCATTAACTGTTGCTTGGAATTTAATTGATATAGATAAACAAAATATAATAAGAGAGAAATATGATTTAATAAATAATAAATGTGGAATTAATATTCATACTGGAGATGGAAGTGTTCAAAAAGATGGACCTAGTGGAGGATGTGCTATTACTTGTGTTATATATAGTTTATTAAATAATATTCCAATTAAAGCTGATTTTGCTATTACAGGAGAAATACAAATGTCTGGACAGGTAACTGCAATTGGAGGATTAACCCATAAAATAATCGGATCCATTAAAGCTGGAGTTAAATCATTCATTTTCCCAAAAGATAATCAAAAAGATTTTGATGAATTTTTGGAAAAATATCAAAACTCAAATATAATTAAAGGAATCTCATTTTATCCAATTAATCATGTTAATGAAGCTTTCAATTTAATATTAGATAAATAAATAATAATAATAATAATATATTATTATATGAGTTCAACTAGTCCAACTAATACTAATGCAAATATTACACCATTAAAAATTTATCAAATTTATGATATGTTAGCCTTTTTTAGTATTTATTCACCAATTATTCTTGTCGCTAGTATTACTAGTTTATCTTTTTTATTTCAAAATTTTAAAGGAATTATTTATTTAGGATTTATAATTAGTTGTTGTGTAACTCGTAATTATATTTATATGATGTCAGAAACTTCACCTCTTGTATATGATAATAGTATTTGCACAAGTGTTCAATATAGTAAATATGGTAATCCTACATTTAGTGCATTTGTATTTGCTTTTACTATTACATATTTATCTATACCTATGTTTACTAATGGAGATCCTAATTTTTGGTTATTCTTATTATTAATTACTTATTTCATATTTGACATATTTATTAAACAATATAAAAAATGCATTGCTAGTATTAGTGATTTATTTATAAATATATTACTTGGAGTATCTATTTCTTCTTTTATTATTACTTTAATGTATAGTAGTGGTAATGGTAAATATCTATTTTTTAATGAAATATCTAGTAATAAAGATGTTTGTTATCAACCTAAAAAACAAACTTTTAAATGCAGTTTATATAAAAATGGACAATTAATAAGTGGTATCAATTAAATTTTAAAGTTATACTTTTTATATAATCGGTAGTAATGGAGTATCACTAGTATCACTAGTATCAATAATAATATCACTAGTATCAATAATAATATCACTAGTATCAATAATAATATCACTAGTATCAATAATAATATCACTAGTAGTATCGGTGGTAGTAGTAGTATCAACAATACTTTCTTTTATTTCTTCTCTCTTATTAATATTTGGTAAAGATAATTTAGGTGGTATATTTAATTGTGGAATAAATGCAAGAATTGATTGTGTAAACCATTTTTTAAAATCTTTAATAATTAATTGTCTTTGAAATGATTCAGCCAGAAGTTTCATATTTCCTTTTGTTTGATATTTTTGTATAAAATTATTAACAACATTAACTATTTTATATCTTTGATAAATATTAATATAAGTATAATTAAATAATTTTTTTTTCTTTCTTAAATTAACTTTATTATGAAATAAATAAAACATATTTTTTAGTGCTAATTTATTCTTTAAATCTAAAAAATTCACTTTTGCTAAAAAATCACTTGCATGTATTGAACATTCTGGACAAGGTAAATATTTACATATTCTTATAAAAAAAGCAAACAATTGAGGTGATATACGAGTATACGCATTTTCATTAATTTTTTCAGTTAAAGTATGAAAAAAGATCCATAAAGCAGGACCCCAAATTTCTGGTGGTGACATAATATATTAACATACATAAAAATATAAAGATATAACTTTATAATAATAATATATATGCACAAATATAGTATAGAAGATAATATAGATTTTTTTTCAGAATTATATAAACTATTAGATGATAATACCATTGAAGATAAAAAAAATGAATCGATCTGTTTAATAAGTAATGAAAAATTAATTGATAAATTTGTTACATTAGAATGTGGTCATAAATTTAATTATATACCTTTATATTATGATATAAAAAATCACAAAGAAAAATATAATAATATGGAAACACATAATAATCATTTAAACCATAATGAAATTAGATGTCCATATTGTCGTAATAAACAAAAAACGGTATTACCTTATTATGCAGAATTAAATTTAAAAAAAATACAAGGTGTAAATGATTATAATCCTAATTATAATCAATCACAACAATTTTTATTAAATTGGAAAAAATGTAATTATAATTCTGAAGATGATTATAATTGTGATGTTTTAGGTACACAAATAAATTATTATAATGGACACTATAATGGAGATAATTATTTTGATGAAAATTATTATTGTTGTTATCATAAAAAAATAATGATAAAAAAATATAAAAAAGAAATAAGTGATAAATTAAAAAAAGAATTAAAACAAAAGAAATTAATGGAAATTGATAAAATAAAAGAAGACTTTAAACAAAAGAAAATAAAAGAAAATGAAGAATTAAAACAAACGAAAATAAAAGAAAAAGAAGAATTAAAACAAAAGAAAATAAAAGAAAAAGAAGAATTAAAACAAACGAAAATAAAAGAAAAAGAAGAATTAAAACAAACGAAAATAAAAGAAAAAGAAGAATTAAAACAAAAGAAAATAAATAAATAATTAAACAATATAAATAGATTATTTAAATAATATATTAATGGAAACTAAAGAGGAGTTAGTAAATAATATAAAAGAATGGATTAAAAATGACACAGAAATAAGTAATTTAAAATTAGACATTAAAAATAAAAATAAGAATAAAAAATTGTTAACTGAAAGTTTGGTAAAAGTTATGAAAACAAATAAAATAGATTGTTTTGATATAAATGGTGGTTCTTTAGTTTATAAAACTAATAAAGTAAAAAAATCTATTAATAGTAAAATGTTATTAACCTCTTTACAAAAATATTATAAAAATGAACCTAATATTGCAGAAGAACTTGTAAAACATATTATGGATGATAGACAAGAAGAAATTAAAGAAACAATTAAACGAAAAATAGATAATAAATAATATTTAAATTATAATAATTTAAATATTATAGTTTTAATTTAACTATATGGAAGATGAAATTTATAATCCAGAAATCCCTATATATTATAATTATAATGTTAAAAATATTTTAAATAAAGAATTACACGATCAAGATACTGAATTAAATAATTATAATAATATATATTTATGTGGTTATAATATTAATTTTCAAGGAAAATTACCATTTTTAACATTTTTATTAATAAAAACAAAATTAGATGAATATTTAAATTTCCCAAAAATTGAAATTCATAAAGATTTAAATTCAACTAATTTACTCAATCATACTATTCTATTATTACAATTATTATTAAAAACAAATTTTATAGAATTCAATAAATTAGTCGAAATTAATGAATTGATCGAATTTAATGGATTTTATAAATATAATAATAATTTATATATATACATTAATATTACAAAATTAAATATTCAATTAAATGATATTTATCGAAAAAATAACGTATGGTTCGCTTTAGTAGATGAAATTGTTAATCATAAACATTTATGTAATATTAATATAAATAATGAAGTATCTAATTATTTCATTAATAATATGTATTTTTGTTTTATAAAAGATATAAATAATTTAAATTTTGAAATACCAATAGTAAATTATGTTAGCAAACCTGCTAATAAATTAAACTTTATATACACATTTGGACAAACTAGATGTGCTGATAATAATATATTTGGACCATATTTTTATTTTACTAATTTTTTTAATGCAATTAATTATTCATCTACACATATTGAAGATTATAATAAATTATTATGTACAAATGATATTAAAGATGGTATAGTAAGATTTGCTATATTTACTGGATTAACTAAATATGTAGAAAATAGTTTAAATGATGATGTTGATGAATCTGATATTAAAACAAAAAAATTAGAAAATTCTACATTATATAAAAATATAGATTTTTTAACTATGAGAATAACTGATTATAATAGTAAATGGACACAAAATTATAATAGCATATATTTAGGTAATATTCAATTAGATGATGATACTATTTTAAAAAATAATATTTTAGTATTAAAAGAATATAATCAACAAATACCATTAAGTTATCATTATATTAATAAAAAATCATTGAATTTTCAAATACTTTAAATTACATTTATAAAATATAAAATAATATTATAACAACAATGAAGACTATAACATTAATTGGATTATCTATAATATGTTTTTATAGTATATCTCAAATACTTAAATTTTATGGTGTTGGACAAGATGTATATGGTATATATATTTTATTTTATATATTAATTATTTTATGTATATTAGTATTACCTCATAAATAATAATATTTCTTTAAGTATATTCTATTCTATATATAAAAAAAATGAAATAAAGATTATACTTTATATTATATCATATTTAATAATATGGAAAAACGCTTAAACAAAAAAGCAGAAAGTTATGTTACTACTTTTAAAGATTCTATTAGGGAAAAAACCATTCAATTAGGTATTAGTAAAAATGAAAATGTTAATAATATTCTTCAATATATTTATGATTATGACAGATTAACTTTTATTAAAGAAGATTTTCAAAAAAGAAAACGAGTTAAAAATGTTGTTCCTATATATGATAGATGTTGCGCAAAAAGAGCTAATAATGAACAATGCACTAGAAGAAAAAAAATAAATAGTGAATTCTGTGGAACTCATCTAAAAGGAACACCTCACGGTATTATAGATAATTTAAATGATGATACCAATACTATACAAAAAATTGAAGTATATGCACAAGATATTCAAGGAATCATTTATTATATTGATCAATTTAATAATGTTTATCAAGCAGAAGATATTATTGATAATAAAATGAATCCAAAAATTATTGCAAAATATGTAAAAAATGATGACAAATATAGCATACCAGAATTCAATATTAGTAATTAATATATATAATCATATTATATTAATCATTATCTATCTTACAAATTATTTTTTTGTTATTTACGTTTATTTTTTTTTGTTTTTTTACGTTTATTTTTTTTTGTTTTTTTACGTTTTGTTATTTTACGTTTTTTTAAACCACCTTTTTTTAAATTACTTTTTTTATAATATCTTCCAACAATAAATTCTTGGGATGGATCAGTTATCATTTTAATATTTTTTAAATTAATTGATGCATCTGACATAATTGATAAAAAATCTTTTTGAACTTTATTCAAATTAGTTACATTATTATTAGTTACATTATTATTAGTTACATTATTATTAGTTAATACTTTATTCATTTTGGTAGTTACATTATTATTAGTTAATACTTTATTCATTTTAATAGTTTCATTTATATCATCATTATTATTAATATTAATCATATTATTCATATCATTTGTTGTTGCTGCTCCACCTAAACTATGAGTAGAAAATACTTCAAACATATCATTTGGGGATAATGGTGGTTCATCTGGATATCTCTCACTATCAGTTGGTAAACGTGTCATTACTCTCATTTGATTTACAATACCTATTATAAACATAGGATCTATTGGTATTCCTTGAGGTGGTGTTACATCAATACTATCTGCTTTAAATCGTTCTATATCACGAACCGTGTCAAAATCATAATCTGGTATAGTAGTACCATTTACTGGATTATTTAATTCTATCAATCTGGTTACATAATGTGTTCTAATAAATGATCTATTGTTTAAATTTTGTGTGCTATGTTCTATAGTTTGCAACATTCCAACAATTTGTGGAGTATATGGATGAGATATAGATGCTAATTGAAATGGCTGTATAACTTCTTGAGAATCTATTGGATCAACATGTTTAATATTTCTTGCTATATATGCTCTATTGGCGGGATCTAATATATTAACACCCTCTATTTTTAGACCTCTTACTTGTGGTGTATTAGAAACATTAACTATATCATCCGGAGTAGTATGCATTAAAAGTTCATCATTTAACATCAATGTTGAATTATTTTGTACAGGTAGTGTAAATTGATATTTAATTGGTATAAGAGCTTTGTCTATAACTGTAGTACCTTTAATTATAACTGGAATATTGTTTATTGCTAGAGGTAAAACAAATGTTAAAGATAAAGCTGATATTTTAACCATTGGATCTCTATCTCGATGAAATATACACTCACCTTGTTTTCTATTAAAATATAAATTAAGATTTATAGCTAATGATATATCATTATCAGGAAATCCTTCAAATAGAATTTTTTCATGCATTGATTTTAAAACTATTCTATTAATGAATTCATGCATAAAACGATCAGTATCATATAAGTGTTTTAGGTGATTAGCAGTAATTTTGGACGTTACTGATGATTGAGGTGCAATCAATTTATAAAGATCAGTATCATCACGTAACGCAAAAAATGTAAAAGAAGGTGTTTGCGTTCTAAGATTTATAACTTCAATATGTATTAATGGAAACTCCAATATATGCTGAGGAGGATTAGGCAATGAAAAATCAATACCAGTAAGCATACCTAATATTTGATACATAAGATGTTGTAATTCTAAACCTGGGTCATTATAATTTAAACGCATTAAATATGATTGATTTGGTATTACAATTGGAGTAGTCGCAGCAGGTTTAGTTCCCATAGTTGTCGCATCATTAGTAGGTATATTTATTCTTGGACCTATTCTTATTTCTGTTGTTACTGGGTCTAGTAGACTAGTTGTAGTAGGATTATATTCTGAAAAATATTGTGGTGTTGGTGGTAATGGATATTGCGGTATTTGTTGTCCTGACATTAATATATATATATATTTTAAAAAAAATATATATTTAAATTTATTAAATAATAAAAAAAACAGAAAGTTAAACATTTCTGTTTAACTTTCTGTTTTGCTTTTCAGCAATTTATTTTCCCGTTTGCCCAACGGTTAAATTAATATATGATATTTATTATATATATTTATTAATTAAATTTATACTATATAAATTTTTTATTAACAAAATTTATAATAAGCTAAATATAAATTTTTATCATTAGTATATTTAATAATCTTCTCTTAATTCTTGAATATATTCAGAATATTCTTCTGATGTCATTTTAGAAATATCATGTTTAGATTTAATAGAACATTTAATATATTTAATATGTTGTTTAAATTCAATTGATGACATATCATTAATACTTTTTAATGATTCAATAGGTTCGATGTCGTCATCATCATCATCATCATGTATTTGTGGATAATAACTCCAAGTTTCCATTCGTTGAGGAGGAGGAAGAGGAGAAATAAGAGAAATAAGAGTAGAATCATTACGTTCTGGTTCAGGATTATTGATATATGAAGCAGCTGTATAATATGATTCTAGTTGTGGTGATAAATATGATTCGATATGTGGTGATACTTCTTCTTCTTCAGGTTCAAGAAGATCATAAAGGATATGATGATTTTGTGGAGGTTGTGACCATCCATTTAAAATATCTAAATTATAATCTCTAGGATAATTTTTATTAATTCTAACATATTCGGTTTGTTGAAAAACCCTACCTAAACTATTTCTACAACTATAATATATTTCTTTTGTATTGGTGTTGTAATGGCAAAAATCTCCAGCCCAATTTTTATATGGTTTATTTATAATAATTTCATCATCATCAGTCAGAGTCTCACCTCTCTCTTTTTTACCCCAATTGTGTCCGTCTTCATAATGATAATCACTGAAACAACGTTGCAATCCTCCTTCTGGATCTTGATGGTCTGGATCTTTCTTGAAAAATTCATTATCTGCATCTGTGTTTTCTGTTGTTGAATATCTTGCTTCTAATAATTCTAGATGATGATACCATGGTAACAATGAAAGATCTCCTCCTCCTGATGCGATTGATTCTTCTGCTGATGTTTGCGAGAAATTCATTTTGATGTTTGCGGACGACTAAAATAAATGAAATATAATATAAAAAAAGCATTTCAATTTTTTTAATATTATATGTAAAAAAAAATAACAAAAAAAGTATAATATTAAAAGAATAAAGGTAGTATAATAATAGCAGATGAGATGCAAAATAGTAGTCCATCGCAAATGAAGATGGTAACAACTCGTTTAGGTGAGAATAGTAGAATGATAATAACAGGAGATTTAATTCAAAGTGACCTAAAAATGGTGAATGGTTTATCAGATATAATAAATAAAATAAAAATATATAAAGATTATAATTTTTCAGAAAATATTGAATTAATTGAATTAGATAATAATGATATAGAGAGAAGTAATACTGTAAAAGAAATACTCGATATTTATAATTTTGAGAAACCCGAACCACCCCCAGAAATTATTAATAAAAAAACGATTTTTTGTACACAAATATTTCATTAATAAAAAAATGTTTTCCACATTTAATATTCATAAAAAAAATGTGTTGCCCACACATTTTTTTTTATTTTTTTTGTTTTTTTTGTTTTTTGTTTTTTTTGTTTTTTTTGTTTTTTTTGTTTTTTTTGTTTTTTTGTTTTTTTTGTTTTTTTGTTTTTTTTGTTTTTTGTTTTTTGTTTTTTTTTAATTTTTAATACTAAATATTACTTACTATTTATCTAATTACTATCTTATCTACCTAATATCGCTTTTTTTGATAAATGTATTTCATTTTATCTCTACATAATGGACATTTATCAGATACTTTTTGAATTGTATTAGTAATGCAGTTGCGGCAAAATGTATGCCCACATTCAGTTGTCATATGATATGAAGCCCTTTTATTAAGGCAAATAGGACAACTTTCTTTAAAAGTAGAAGGTGAATTTCTAATAAATACGGTGACATCTTTTATTTTATATGGTTTTCTTAAACGTTCTTGTTTTAATTGTTCTTTTCTGATACGTTCTTCTTGTTGTAGTAAAAATATTTCTCTAATATATTCTCGCTGATCACTACTAATAATTGATTGAGCCATTTCTTCTTGTTGTCGTAGTCTATTAATAGAATGTAATCTTCTAGTTTCTTGTCGTTCTTGTTCAAATAAATCAAATAATCTGGCTTGATTTTCTCGTATATATTGGATTTCTTCTTCTTCTATATCCCTTTCTTCTAGAACAGCTGGAACTTCTTCTGGAACATCTAGAACTACTTCTGGAACAGCTGGAACTACTTCTGGAACATCTAGAACTACTTCTGGAACAACTGGAACTACTTCTGGAACAACTGGAACTTCTTCTGGAACAGCTGGAACTTCTTCTGGAACAGCTGGAACTTCTTCTGGAACAACTGGAACTTCTTCTGGAACATCCAATTCGTGAATTTCCATCCTGTCATAAAAATAACCTTCTTTATCTTCATCTTCTTCTATCCATTGGTCACGCCATTGGTGTCTTCGATAGTAGTCTTCTTCATCGTCTTCTTCATAACAAGCACCACAAGGATTGTAGTATTCTTCTTCCAAAGGCACGGTGGTGACAGCGGCGGAAGAGACTACGACCTCATCGCAAGATAAATCAATCAACGATGAATCGCTTTGTCTTAAAAAAGACAATTCAATCAATAGTTGATGTACTTTACCTATATGTACCATATCTTCTTTTTCAGAAGACATAGAGGTTCCGATTATGGAGACAATTTTGGTAATTTCTCCATTGATTCTGGTTCTGTTTTCAGAAGAATTCATCGTTAATTAAACTTCGGTTCAGTTCAACTCTTTAAAATACTTATTATTTTCAAAAACTTATTTTATTCAATTTTTTTAAATTAATATTTATATTTTTTTTACTAAAAAAATATAAATATTATATAGTAAAAAAAATGTGTTACTCACACATTTTTTTATTAGTTATTTTTAACTAGTTAAACTAGTTATTTTTTATTAAAAGATATAAATATTATATAGTAAAAAAAATGTGTTGCCCACACATTTTTTTTTATTAGTTATTTTTACTAAATTTTTTACTAATATTTTAACTAGTTATTTTTTACTAAATTTTTAACTAGTTATTAACTACTATATATAATTAAGGATATTTATTAGTAGAAAAACAACCCTCATTATGTGGATTTTCTGGACAAGGAAATGCAGCAATTTCATCATCATCTTTTGTATAATTATAATGATATCCAAATTGATAACGATAATCTATATTAAATTGTTCACCAGGTTCATCAGTAAGTTCATCAGTTGTATCATTAATATAACGAAAATATTCTTCATCAGTCATTAACATAACATCAACAGATGATGATGCTGACTCATCAAATGATGAATTCGCATTTAAGGAATTCATCAATTTTTCAATTGATAACATCCCTCTAAAATCATTGTGTGGTAGTAGTAGTGGTGGTGGTAAAGGAATATTTATTAGATTAAAACCTTCTGGGTAAAAATCGTTAATTTTCACATTTTCAGTTTTTTCAAAATATACATTTGATTCATCCTTACCAGCATAATATATTTCTTTTGTATTGGTTCTGTAATTATTGAATTCACCAGCCCATACACAATATGGTGCTTTTAAATTATCCTTTTCTTCTGCTTGTCGAATAGCTCCATAATAATGATGCATACTCAAAGTCCGCATCAGAGGACGAGGAGGAGGAGGAACATCATCATCCTCACCATCATCAATAACAGTTATGGATGATATGTTATCATAAGTTAGATATAATATTTCATTATTATTATTATTTAAAGTTGGATGGGATTGAACTGGGGAACTTTGTGATTGAACTGGGGAACTCATTTTTGATTGATTACTTTCTTGCGGACGATTCTAAAATAAATGAAATATAATAATATATAAGTATTTCAATTTTTTTAATATTATATGTAAAATTAAATAACAAAAAAAGTATAAAATTATAAAAAAATAGTTAAAAAAAAAATAATAGTAAAAAAAAAAAATTGAATACTTTTTAAAATATATATTTTAAAATATGTAAGAAAGAAAAAGAACGCAATCAAGAATGCAATCAAGAACGCAAACAAGTGAAAATTTCGAGGCGGAAGTATTCGTAACTACTCGTCTGGATCGAGAGTTAGCGTTAATGTGTCAAGATTATGCAATAAAAGCAATAACCAAATGCAGCGAATTGTATAATTTTGATCTTACTGAAGCACTACAGAAATTAAATTTAACAAACACAAAAATCGAACGCGAACAACGCAAAGAAAAAGAAGGTAAGGTCGTCAAAATAGATAAAATTCCCAAATTTACATATCCTCTACCATTTAATGGACAACATAATACACATAATTGCAGCGCTTTACGCTTGAATCACGGATTATATACTCAATGTTGCAATTTATTACCAAAAAAAGAATCATCATTATTTTGCAAAACTTGCACGACTTCAGCAAATAAAAATAATGATAAAATACACGAATACGGCACAATTCAAGAAAGAATGGAACAATCTATCGAATCTTATGTTGATCCACTAGGACGCACACCTACACATTATTTAAAAGTTTTGAAAAAATTTAAAATATCTATGGAAACTGTCATTGCTGAAACTTCATCATATAATATTACTATTAATCAATTTCATTTAACTCCTCCTCAAGACGAACACAATACAAAAATCGGAAATCCTAAAAGTCCTAAAGGACGACCTAAAAAAGAAGAAAAATTAATAGAAATATTAGATGATACTAATACTAATAATATTGATTTGTTTAAAAATTTAGTAAAAAATCGTGATAATGATGATGATGATGATTATGACAACGAAGACGCAGACACTGAATCTAATCACTCAACTAACACTACAATAATGCTAACTTTAGAATTACCAATAAATGATGAATCCATAAATAATACTGATGTTGAGATACCACCACCGGCAGCAGAAACAATTGTTGAAGAAATACCAGCAATATTAAATAACAAAAATAAAAAACAAAGAGAGAAAGAAGAAAAAGAAGCATTACGACAAAAAGAAAAAGAAGAAAAAGCAGAAAAAGAAGCTTTACGACAAAAAGAAAAAGAAGAAAAAGAAGCATTACGACAAAAAGAAAAAGAAGAAAAAGCTTTACGACAAAAAGAAAAAGAAGAGAACAAAAAAGTTTCAAAAAAAACTAAAAAAACTAAAGAAGTAGTAGAAGAAGAAGCACCACCAGTAGTTGTAGAAGAAGTAGTTGTAGTTCCAGTTGTAGCAGAAGAAGAAGAAGAAGAAGAAGCACTACCAGTAGTTGTAGAAGAAGTAGTTGTAGTTCCAGTTGTAGCAGAAGATGAAAATGAAGATGATGATGATGATGAAGAAGAAGAAGAAGAAGTAGAAGAAGAATGTAAAAAAATAATTTGTAATGGTAAATATTATTTACATTCTGTTAAATCAAACATTGTATATGATTATGAAAAATACACGAAAACAGGTGATCAAATAGTAATTGGTAAATTGAATATTAAAACAAACCTAATTGAATTCAATCATAAAAATGAGGATGATGAAGAAGAAGAAGAAGAATATGATTAGATAATAAATTATAAATTTTAGTTATAAATTTTAGTTATAAATTTTAGTTATAAATTTTAGTTATAAATTTTAGTTATATTAGTAAAAAAAAAATGGGTCTTCGGACTCATTTTTTTTTGCGTTTTATTGCTGTTGATTGCTGCTGATAAACTCTCTCTGTTTTCAATTAAATTATATATTATATTATTTATTTTGAGTTATACTATTCTTAAATTTGATTATACTATATACTATATCATCTTCAATTTTGAAAATATATGTTCAGTTCCTACTGGCGACTGCTGCTCATAACGATAGTGTATACTATGTCTTCAATTTGGTTATACTATGTCTTCAATTTGGTTATACTATGTCTTCAATTTGGTTATACTATGTCTTCAATTTGGTTATATTATGTGTTCCTACTAGTGACTGCTGCTGCTCATAACGATAGTGAATACTATGTCTTCAATTTGGTTATAATAGTCTTCAATTTGGTTATACTATGTCTTCAATTTGGTTATACTATGTCTTCAATTTGGTTATACTATGTCTTCAATTTGGTTATAATAGTCTTCAATTTGGTTATAATAAGTCTTCAATTTGGTTATAATACGTGTCCTACTGGCGACTGCTGCTGATCACCCCAGTACACACTGTATCATCAAATTGAAGACTATTATAACTATTTGATGAATAAGGGGGTATTGGGGCCCCGAACGACAGTACAACAGTATCAAACACTCATCTTTATATTTTCTCTCTTAAATTTTAAATATTCTATAATTATATAATTAATTGTAGAATTGTAGAATTTATTATACAATATAATAAACATAAAAATTATATTCAAGAATATTTTATATTTTCTCTCTTAAATAAATAAATAAATAAATAAATAGTTAAATATATAATTTTAAATATTTAAAAAAAAAGAACACCCTTTTTAGGTGAACTTTAAATTTTTAAATTTATAATTTAAAATTCAATACATCTCATTAGCAATAATACGTTTTTTATCTTGAATTGTAGAAACATAATTATCTAAAGTTTTAGTTTTAGTATGTATTTCTAATTCATCATTTTGAAATGAACCCATTTCAAAATGATTCACATACACAGTTTTAGTTTGTCCTATACGATGACATCTAGCAACAGCTTGATCTTCCACCGCTGGATTCCAATGCGGACTAATAAAATAAATTTCACTATAATTATATTGTAAATTTAATCCTTCACAACCAGTTTGAATTTGTAAAATTAATACTTCATTTTTATTATTTAGAATTTCAATTCGTTTTTTACGAGAAGTTCTTCCATCATATGTCGCAATATTGTTCATTCCACCCATTTTTAATCTTTTTGCAATTTCATTAATTTCTTCATTAAAATGACAAAATATTAATTTTCCACAATTATTATCTTTTAATTTTAAAATTATATTTATAACATAATCTAATTTACTACTATAATCAAATGCTTCTTTATAACTATTAAAATCACTTAAAGAATTCTTTGTAATAGTTGATATTAATTTAGGATAAATACAACTTTGTCTAGCACGTAATATTACAGATAATATACTTTTATTAATAGAATTCACCATTATTTTATTAATACCTTTTATAGGAGAAACATTACTAAATGGTAAAACTGAATGTAATTCTTCAGAAAGTTCAGTTTCTTTTAAATTTTTCCAATTTACAATATGTTTATCTACAATTATATCTGAAATATTAATACCTATTTTTTTTTTAGTTCTTTTTAAAATAAAATTACGCATTAAACAACTAAAATTATTAGAGTTTTTATAATAACTAACTGGTAACCGAATAATAGAAAATAAACTATATAAATCCTTTTTCGTATTTTGTATTGGTGTTCCAGTAACTAACCATCTAATTTCACTAATTAAAATTTTAGAACTAATCGTTTGCATTGTTTTAACATTTCGTAAATGATGAGCTTCATCAAAAACTAAACGAGACCATTTCATTTTATGAAGTATATTTAATTCTTTGTTTAAATATTGTTGTTTTGTTAAAGTAATTGCTCCATAGGTTGAAATAACAATAATAGATTTTTGTAAATCATCTATTGAAATTTTTTTCTTATTTTTTCCATGGTAAATTATAGCTTTATGACCTGTAGTACGATATATTTCTGAATACCATTGATCTATTAATACAGGCGGAACAATAATAAGAGTATTTTTAAGCAAATTACATAAAAATGTTCCAATTAACATAATAGTTTTTCCTAATCCCATTTCATCTGCTATAATACCTCCACGAATATTATATAATGAGTTTTTATTTAGTTCATTTTTAATTATCCATTCAACACCATCATATTGATATTGCTTATGATCCATATTTGTATGATTTAAATAATTTTTAAAATGAATTAAACGTTTATTTATTAATTTATTAAATTTTATATCCATTTCACTTACACTCATTTCACTTACACTCATTCTGTTTTCGAATATGTTTCCAGTTTCGTTTCGTTTGATTATTTCATTTAATATAAAAATACATTCAATTTTATTTATAAAAGTATTTATAAAAGTATTTCAATAAAAAATGAATTTTATAGAATTCATTTTTTATTATTATTAATTAATACAAATTTTTATAAATTTATAAAATTTATAAATATTCATAATCTTTATCATCTTTTGATTCTGAATCTATCCAATTTTGTTTATAATTTGTATGTTTATAATTTGTATGTTTAAAATTATTATTATTAAATTTACTGTCATCATCATCATCAGAATCCCACATATTTGTTATTTTTATATTAGATATTTGTTTTGATGGTTTAGTAGCAGGTGGTTTAGGTTTATTATGATTATGATTACAACTATTACCACTACTATCTATTATTGAAATTAAATTGTTATATTGTTGTTTATTAGATGTAGATGATGATGATGTTGATTTAGGTGATGATTTATATGAGTTAGATTTAGATGATGTTGTAATTAATTCTGGTAAATATATCTTATTTTTACATGCTGATGATGATAATGGTTCTTTAAATAATTGCAATACAGATGATTTTTTTAATGATGGTAATTTATCAACTTTAACAATTGATGCCATTTCTTTAAAATACATTTATTTATAAATATAAATTAAAAAAAGTATTTCAATTTTTTTATTTATTATTATTGTTTATTTATTATAAAAAAAACAAAAAATAAACCCTAAGGTTCATTTTTTGTTTTTTTGTTTTTTTGTTTTTTTGTTTTTTTGTTTTTTTTTTTTTTTTTTTTTTTGTTTTTTTTTTTTTTTTGTTTTTTTTTTTTTTTTTTTTTGTTTTTTTGTTTTTTTGTTTTTTTGTTTTTTTGTTTTTTTGTTTTTTTTTTTTTTTTTTTTTTTTGTTTTTTTGTTTTTTTGTTTTTTATATTTTTTATATTTTTTATACTTAAAATTTATACTTAAAATTTATACTATATTTAAAATTTATACTATATTTAAAATTTATAATATGCTTATTTATTTATTTAGTATATAAGTCTTCTTCATCATCAGAAGACTCATCATCCGCCCAGGCATTTTTGGTAGACATCCATTTACTATTAACTAATTTTTTTTCTACTACTACTTTTTCTTCTTCATCAGAAGAAGAATCATTTAATATAACATTATGCTGTTTTTGAAATAATGCGCCTTGTTGAACTATCATACTAAATGCGTCTTCATTAGAATTTTTAGTATTATTTAATGAATTCATATAATTATTTTTTTTTATTGCTGGAGGAACTGGTTGAGAAGAAGGTTTTTTAGATGAAACTAATTCTGGATAATTTTCAGTGAATATTTCTTTAATTGTTTTTGCTGGAAGAAGTGGTGCTGCTGGAAGAAGTGGTGCTGCTGGAAGAAGTGGTGCTGCTGGAAGAAGTGGTGCTATTGGAAGAAGTGGTGCTGCTGGAAGAAGTACTGTTGCTAGAAATGTTGCTGCTGCTGGAGGAGGAAGTGCAGGAAAATCTTCAACAACTGCTGGTTTCGTCTTCTTGACAACTTTCTTCTTGACAACTTTCTTCTTATCCTCTTCATCAGATGAAGATTCAAATGCGGCAAATCGTCCTCCAGATGTTTTCTTAGGAGTAGCAGCAACTGTCTTTTGTGATGTTTGTGTTTGTTCATATTGACTCTTGCGGTCAACATAATTATTCCACTTTGTCACAGGACAATACTTAGTCATATGACCGGTTTCACTACAATTATTGCATGTTGTATTTTTCAGTATAGGACATATTACTACGGTCTTACCGTATAGATCTGGTAAAGATCTAATATTATGATTAAGATATACTTTCTCAGACTTACCTGCATCCTTGCAGATTTTGCAATAGGTGTTGCTGCGAACGGTTGATTGTTGAACTCTTGACATTTCTTTGCGAATTTGAATTCTTTGCGGTAGCACTAGTAAAATACTCATACTTATAATTTAAAAAAGTATTTCAATTTTTTATAAATTAAAGGATTTATTGATTTGCTATAAATTTATAATTTTATTATAATTTTATAATCTTTATAATTTATGATATATTTTATAAAATATAAATCTTATATTTTTCTCTCATATTTTATTTTGAGAGAAATTTAAAAATTATTCTTACACAAATATATAATTTAACTAAATTATATTTGAAAAAAAAATGAGTCCGAAGACCCATTTTTTTTTTTTTTTTTTTTTTTTTTTTTTT